AAGAAATTTTATTCAGGAGTTTTTGTTTCTGCTTACGTTTCAAAAGGAGCACAAAACACTTGGGAAAAGGTTTTAGACGGTACCCTTTCTGGATTTTCAATCGGTGGAATTATGAATAAATGGGATGATGGATATGATGAAAAAGTTGATCGCCCAATTAGAATTATTAAAGATTATGAATTATTTGAACTATCCCTTGTTGATAGTCCAGCAAACCAATTTGCTAGTGTTGTATCAATTGAAAAAGTTAATGGGGTAAACATTATGAAAGGCGATATTGCCGACCTTGCAGTAGAAAATGTTTTTTGGGACAAAGAATCTGGATTGATTATGATTTCAGAAAATGATTTTGAATTAAGTCCTACAAGCGGAAGCCAAATGAAAAATATAGGTTTTGTTGAAAAATCTGATACAGACAAAGATAAGATGATAAAGTTCTTAGTTGATAGTGCAAAAGGCATTAGTGCAATTAAGATGCAAAAGGAGGTAAGTCCTATGACAGAAGAGACAACAAACGTTGTTGATAATGTTGAGGTCGTACCAGAGGCAACTGAGACAGTTGTAACTAAAAGCGTAGATGCTGAAGTTGCAGAAACTGTTGCAGTTGAAACAAATGAAGCAGTTGTTGAAACTGAGATTGTTAAATCAGAAGAAGTTGTCGAGACTGTTGAAAAAACAGAAGAGATCGCTAAGTCTGATGACGCTGCAGTTGAAGCAATTGCTGAAATCAAGAATACTCTTGCTAATGCCTTTGGCGATCTAACAGCAATGGTTAAATCATTAAATGATGAGACTGTATTAAATCTACAGGCTCAAATTGCTGATCTAAGTAAGTCAATCCAAAACATTTCCGGTGAGGTTAAAGAAGTTAAGGATTCTTACGATGAATTTGGAAAAAGAGTGGATGCTGTAGAGCAAGACACCGCTTTCCGCAAGTCTGGCGATCTCGGTGAGATTGTTCAGGAGCCAGAAATGGTTCAAAAGTCAATATGGGGCGGAAGGTTCCTCACAGAATCCGACCTGTTTAAGTAGAAATTCACTTGGAGGTGAACAATATGTCAGAACAAATTATTAAAAACCAACCAGGTAGTGGTGGAGCATCCGACTCAGGCTTGTATAACGCAGACGGAGGTTTCGCATCTGGTGGAATCGGTGGAGTAACTACTCCAACAGCAGGAGTCTTAGGAAATATTCCTACCGCTCTTTCTGGAATCACATCCGGAGCAAATGCTGTAAATCCTTCGGGTGCAGCAGGTAGTGGAATTCTACGACCTGAACAGGCTCGTCAATTTATTGATTATGTTTGGGATGCAACTGTTCTTGCGAAAGACGGACGTAGAGTTACAATGCGAGCAAATACAATGGAACTTGAAAAAGTTAACGTTGGTGAGCGTGTAATTCGTGCTGCTTCTCAAGGCGACGGTGCATATACAAACGCTGGTGCTACTTTTTCTAAAGTAGAATTAACAACCAAAAAGATTCGTCTTGATTGGGAAGTTACATCAGAAGGTCTAGAAGATAATATTGAAGGTGCTGCTCTTGAAGATCATCTTGTTCGTTTGATGACCAACGCATTCGGTAATGATATCGAAGATTTGGCTATTAACGGAGATGGTGCAACAGGATCATTCCTTGCTATTATGGAAGGCTTTGTTAAAAAAATTACAACAGGAAGCGGAGCGGGTCACGCACACGATTCAGTTCTTCCAGCAGTTTCAAGCGATAACTGGACAACTCCAGTTATGCAAGGCATTATCAATGCAATGCCACGTAAGTATCGTGCACTTAAGAACAATCTTAAGTTCTATGCAGGTACAGATGTTTTCCAAAGCATCGTACGTAACAACGGTACTCTTGCAGATGCTATTTCTGAGGCTTTCTCAAGCCGTAACGGTAGCACACAAGCAAATCGTCAAGACTATCTTGATGGCGTAGGACAAACATTCGGAGGAGCCCGTACCACTCGTGTACTTGGCGTTGACGTAATGGAAGTTCCTTACTACCCAGCAGATTATGTCGATCTTACTTTCCCACAGAACCGTATTTGGGGATTCCAACGGGATATTACCGTCAATCGTCAATATGTTCCAAAGAAAGATACAATTGAATACACCGTATTCGTACGTTTTGGTGTTCAAATTGAAGAAGAAGATGCAATTGCCTACAAGGACATTGCTGCTTCCTAATCATTAAGCAATTATCTAGGGCAGGGGATTCGTTCTCTGCCCTTTTTAATTAAATCTGATATAATAATAACAAAGGAGTAAAATGTCAACTGTAAAGAAAACAACTCAAGAAAAGATTGTTGAAGTAAAAGAACAAAACAGTCAGGCAGTAATCTACTCTGATAAAAACCTTTATTTTGATACATACGGACACATAGATAGAGGGTATAATATTGTTAAAACAGAATTTCTTGATATATACCTACAACACAAATCAGTTAGAGAGGCTAGCGCTCTAGAACTTGCAAAGCACTATGGTATTAAATAATGCAAGTACTAAGACTTCCGCCATACCCAATCACTATTACCTATGATGTTCCAAGTGCTTATGCTGATTATTTATTAGTTATTGAAAGCCCAGACTTTACAGAAATTGAAGAAGAAGTTACTTCAAATGCCAACAAAAAAGTATCTTATGTTTTAGATGACGACTACGTAAAATATGATGGATCCTATACCCTTACAATCTATGAAGCCGAAAGTGGAGCAGGCGCCGACATTGTTGTTCAAGATAGCCTTGAAATTTATAGACCATATGCCGATCCAAATGATTTAGCAACAACAGCAACTGAAATTGCAGAATATAAAAAACAAGAATTTTTAGCCAGATCTATTATTGATGCAGTTCTCCAAGAAGGATTTTATTATAAAAAGAAAACAACCGAGCACGTAGGACTTGGAACTGACTATGTTCCACTAAATTATAGAAGTCACAAAGTTTTAAAAGTGTATCAAGACAATATCCTTTGGTATGACAGCAGTTTAGCAACTCCTGCAATTTTTGGAGTTACCTATAAGTTAAGCGATAATGGTACTGCAATTATTAAAGACATACCAGGAGAAGAGTATAATAGATCAGAGCAGGCTCCATTGTTTTTGCCAACTGCTCAATCAGATTGGCTTGGACCAATTGGTTACGGTAACTCTTTTGATAACCAATCAGATTTTACTTTTGTTTTAGAAACGGGATATAAAGTAGTACCACTTGATATTAAAGAAGCAACATTAATGCTAATGGATGACATTAGTACTGGCAAACTTGATTACTATAAGAGATACGTAACTACTTATAATACAGATCAATTTAAACTTCAGTTTAATAAATCAATATTAGATGGTACTGGAAATCTTTTAGTTGATAAAATTCTTTCAAAGTATATATCAGATTCCAGAGTTAAAATCGGAGTTTTATAATGCCATCCGAAGCAACAGACTTTTTGTATCCAATGATTGCAGACATATATTATCCAACTATTCAGCGTGATATGTATGGCTCTGGCTTAAAGAATTGGATTTTTGACAAAAGTGTTATTGTTAATTTTACTCCAGGCGGAACTGCATTAGCAGAAGATATTAAGGCAAAGGTTTTTACAAAAAATGAAAACATGCTTATTGGAAGAATTAAAAATGACATTCGTAAGTCAACAAATAAAGATAATAACTCACTTACAAACATTATTATTACAAACATAAGAAACAGTATGGATGAACTTATATATCAAGAAACTTCTGGAGAACGTTCTGGAAAAGGCACAATCTATGAAATTGCCACATACGATCCAGTTGTAAACCCTTTTGGTACAATAGATTATTATAAAGTTGTTTTACGAAGAACAGAAAACCAAAGTGGGGCTGACTAATGCAAGTTAAATTTGATGATAAAAAATTTATGAAAAAGATGAATAATATTGTTGATTATTCTTTTGGATTTTTTGAAGGGGCACAAAAAGGAAAAACAGTATTTTTAAATAACTTAGGAAGAGACACAGTAGAAGCATTAAAGATGTTTGTTGATGCAAATGCAAAAATGGATCCAATGTCTATGCACCATGTTTATGAATGGGGCAAAGTTGGAATGGCATCTAAAAGACTTTTTGAGGTTACTCATACTGTAAGCAATCTTGGGTTATCAATTAAGTCTGATTTTAAACAATCAACATCAATTAAGCAAGGTTCTTTGGTTCCGTTCTACAACAAAGCAAGAATTATGGAGTACGGCCAACCAGTTGTAATTAAACCAAGAAATGCTTCCGTACTTTCTTTTAATGTTGGTGGAGAACAAATTTTTACAAAAAATCCAGTTAATGTTTCAAATCCTGGAGGAGACTGGGTTCAAGGTTCTTATGAAAAAACATTTGACAACTTTATGAATTATTACTTTAAACAAACATTCTTAAAGGCTTCTGGAATTTATGATCATTTAAGCAATCCACAAGTATACAAAAAGAATTTAAGGGCAGGATCAAATATTGGAAAATCAAAGGGTAGAGAAGTTGGCTATCGTTGGATTACAAACATTAATGTGGAGGTAGAGTAAAATGGCAAAAGATATAATAAACTTACCCTTTCCACCAATTTGGATAAATGCTTTTATTCAAGCAGCATTAAATGAATACGGCCTTAGTGTTTTGACAATACCATCTAACGCAGCAGCAATTGATGACTTAAGCAAAAACAGAGTGGACATACCAACGCAATATGATGATGAAGGCATTGCATTAAATACACAGCCAGACGTAATTGTTCAATATGACAGACTTATTAGATATAGAAGAAGTGGTTTGTATCCTCTCAAGTGTGAGCAGTTGTTGTATTATGTATATTCAACTCCCAGCAAAATCTTAGATGTTAGCACAATTTTATCTCAATTACTAGATAGAGCAGATGCAGCAGCAGAAGACCTAAATAGATGGACAATGAAAAAACAAGATGGAGAAACTCCTCTTTTAGATTTATCAGTGCCTTTGATTAGAAATGTCTATTTCCATGACATAAAGGTCTACCAACTAGAAGAAGTTAGAGACCTAACAGAACTATCTTCCCTACGTGGGCTTACCTTGAATAAGTTTATTATTGAGTATGACTATCATACTATAAATGACCTAGCCCCATATTATACATAAAAAGGCTGATATAATAGTTTAGAGAAGGCATCTTACAATGCTTTAATAACTTAATATAGAAAAAAATTGAAAAAAGGAGTTAAAAATGGCATATTCACGTGGTACGTCTACAAATATTATCGTAGGTGCAGCAGCAATTTTCGTTGCAGACTACAAACTTACACCAACAGGTTCAACAGCAATTCCTGCATTTGTTGCTACAGAGTCTTACAAGTCTACACTTTCTGTAGACCCAGACTTTACAAATGTTGGCTATACAATGAATGGTCTTGAATTGACCTTCACACCAGATTTCGGCGAGGTAGCCGTAGATCAGGTTCTTGACGTTGCTAAACTATACAAGCAGGGAATGCAAGTTTCTCTTGCTACCGCTTTTGCTGAAGCAACATTAGAAAATTTACTTCTTGCAACCGCAGGAAAAGATGCAGCATTAACAGGAACAAAGAATACATCAGCAGGTCGTACTCTTCAACTCTCAGCAGGAGACATTGGAGAAGTACCACTTGAGCGTGGTCTTGTTGCATGTGGTCCAGGAACTGGTGATGGAGACAAGTCCGACTCAGTAGAGCGTGTATATGTTGGATATCGTGCTCTTTCAATTGAGGCAGTTACAGTTTCAGCAAAGCGTGAAGAGGCTTCTATGTTTGAAGTTTCATTCCGTATGCTTCCAGATGATTCAACAGCAACATACGGTAAGATTGTTGACCGTACATGGTACGATGGATCCGGTACTAACTACGTCGGAGCCTAAGTAAAAAGTAAACAATAACCCACTCTCATAACGGGAGTGGGTTTTGTTGTTT